CGCAGATATTTTCGTTACTCGCCTTGGAGAATTAGAGTTTTACACCAGACGGGGATGGTCCATTTTTGTGTGCCTAGTTCGCAGAATATACCTGCTACTCATTTCCCTGTACCGAGTCCAAAGGGCTTGGCGACGGCTATTCAACTATACCAGACTAGCCGAAGTTATTACCACTATTTGTGCGAGTCCAAAAGTGTTGGTAGCTGGTCGAATATTAATGTTTCCGATCATCTACTTGCCTTGAGGAGCAACGCAGAAGCAATAACTTCGGTTATGGGTGGATCGGCTTTAGCTGCAGTAGCCCCTGGTGTATTCTTTAGCACGGAGTTGACATTCTCGGACAGACAGATTACTTTCTATATAACGATAGCGGAGCCTGTGAATATCCGCGCGTCCGGACTTCTGTGGGACATAAGCTCCGGCGATACGAATAGGTTGCCGACCTCGACTACTCGGAACCCTAAAATCGTAACTTTTGACGATCACGACGCCTCTAGGAACCTATTGATGCTGTCCAAGCTGAAGGGGACTACAACTACGATTCAGGGCGGGACCTATCATTCGTACACCGTGGAGGTGGAAGACGGTAGCGATGGAGAAGCCTGGATGGGTTTCATACCTATGTCCTTCTTACGTCACGTAGCCCCGGCAATTGAACTATCTTCGCATATTAGTTCAGTGTTGTCGAGAGAGGTGATCTATAGGATATGGGATAGGGATAGTGCTGCTCCAGTTCTGGATAGGCACACTCTCCCGGCCGACCTGCCCTCCTTTTAGGGGAGCGGGGTCGGTTATCCTTTTAACGGATGCGTAGCTGGCCGCAACGCATCGTCACGGATGGCTGGCCCTAGTCGGAAAGTAGCTAAAGATGGTAAAGGACGTACCAATCTTGTCGATTATATGTATACGTCTGCTACCTTCTCCCTTCCCGATGGGGTCTACAATCTACCTGCTAAGCAGAGCGATGAGCTTTCGCTTAATCAAGTAGATTTTACACTAAAAGATAAACAGTTATGGAGGGGGCTGGGATGGCGCCGAAAGGTTCTTCTGAACAGCTCCTTCAAGAAATTTGGACCAAAATGGGGATATCTCTTGAGTTTCTACGGTTCTATACTTCCTGTTAGCGTACAGCCCACCTACGGCTGCATACTAAGGGGTTTTAGAGTCAAAGAAAACTCGGGTGAAACTTCCCTTATACACGCTCTCAAGGCAATGAGTGTTGAATGTTCGCGTTTGACAGTATCGTACAAGAAGCATATGGCTATCTTCTTTTGCGATCTCCACACCTTAGGAGGTTATGACACGTTCCTGAACCGTGTAGATGTATTGGCTGACGTATCTCAGAAGCAGTCTATACCTCTACCAGATCAGAGCGTTCTTTTTGGGTACATCGACAAAATATTAAATGATATTTCTCTACAAAGACCGACTCATATATTCACCGACCATATAAGATTTAGGGATTTATGGGTCACGCAGGGGGCCAGTACTCACACGAAGCCCCTCAAGCTCGAAGATCAGAACGGAAAGCGGTATAGGGTAGCGGGGAAGCTGGCTGGAACGGCTGCGTTCACTGATAAGCAGCTGCACAATCTAGCTTGGAAGCATCGACCTGCGATGGACCGTATGTTCAGGAAATCGGACGAGGTCGTAAAGACAAGGGCTGTCCATAGTTATGACATAGGCTCTTATCTCAGATGCGATTATGCCGAGCAATTCTTTAGAGATTTTAACGGTTTCGGTAGTTGGACAACTTTAGGAATGTCACCGGAGCAACGATTCTCTGTCAGGAACGAACTTCGCAAAGTTCGTGACCTACATGATGGTACCTATTTGTGTACCGATCAGTCGTCGTTCGACGAGAATCAAAGTAAACAGAACGTCGCTTACGTTATCGATAGCCTGTTCAAACGAGCGTGTGCCGCGGCTAGTCCCGGTCAGCGCGCAGAACTTGAACATTTGCGTAATGTGGAGCTACGTTCTTTTAGAGACGCGTACATAGTAAACAATGCGGGGGCTAAGGTGTGCTCGTGGCAGCGAGGGGTGCCATCAGGGCATAGATGGACAGCTTTGATAGATTCAATTCTTAACCGGGCGATGTCAGAATACGTTTTTAAGCAAGAAGGTTTGGAGGTCAAAGCGGCTTACTTCCAGGGCGACGATGCAGTGGCTGTGGTTTGTGGCCAAGTGGATCCTGCTAGTATAGCAGAGCAATATTCCAAGTTAGGAATGAAGGTTAATCCTCTTAAGACTTGGGTTTCTAAAAGAGCCTATGAATTCTTACATGAGTTTGAGGATGATACTGGAAGTTTCGCTATGCCGGCTAGGATCTTTAAGTCTTTACTGTGGAAGAAACCTTTGCTAGGCACATCAAACTTCGTCACGAAGCAACAGCGTTTGAAAGATATGTGGGAGGTGTTCTCAAAAGGTGCTCGGAGAGGCCTTAACTTGGCAGGGGAAATGCATTGGGTACTGACCAGACATCTTAAACGCGGGGGGGTACGCGGAGCGAGCCGCGCGGCGAGAGAAGTAATGGATACGCCCGCTTATCTAGG